CCTGTCTCGAGCGCAGTAAAGCGAAGGGAGGTACTTATGGTTACTACCGGGACCGAGCACTTGCCGAAGAAATCCGTGCAAGTAAAAGGACCCCTGAGGGAACGCACCCATTCATTGAGGCAGGAGAGCCCGACAAGCCGACCCTGGTCACGGTTTCCCGTGACCTGGCCAACATGTCTTTGGAGGACTTCCTACGCCCCAACCAGGACCTGGTGCCAATGACAAGCATTCCAGTGCCTGCACAAGGTGAGTCCATCAAGGCAGTTCCGGATGAACTGCCGGTAGGTTTGCAAGCTATAGCTCTTGACCGCGTCGTCCAATCGATCGCAGAAGACGATCTAAAGTCTTACCTCTGTGGAGGCAGGACTCCTTTGATGCGTCCTCTCGTGATTAGAGAGCGCGGCCAAAAGAAACGGCTCGCCACTATTTCCGAAGCACCGCTGGTCGTGGCAGGCCAGCGGCTGAATAGTGCCATACTTCGCCTTCTCAAACGGTCCCCGACTGCCAGCTATTCGCTGCGAGGAGAAACGGAAACGCCCAGGAATATCCAAGCTGGGACGCAAGGATACTCGTCTCACGAGCAATTTGAATACTTGTCCACAGACCTCAAAGCCGCATCAGACTTCCTTCATCATAAGGTGAATCAGGTCGTCTGGCGGGCGATTTGGGATGTAATCCACGAGGAGTTCCCAGTGCACTACCAGTGGGTGGGAGATTTACTTGTGTCGGAAATGTCTCTAGATCCGAACACACCAAACCTCCCGGACAAACTTCAAACATACCTCGGCAAGCCGACCACCAGGGGAGCACTTATGGGGCTCCCTCTGGCTTGGCCGATCTTGACGATCGTGAACGACTGGGCAGCGACGCGAGCGTCGACGAATCCGAAATTTTCTCGTAGCGCACAGCCAGTTTTCGAGACCTGTGGGGATGACATGGCTGCCGCATGGACAGCACGGATGACGGAAGCGTACTTTGCGAACCTTAAAGTCGCGGGGTTGCGGGTGAACCAAAAGAAGACCTTTCGGTCAAAAAGTGGTCTCATCTTCGTTGAGAAGCTCTTCATACTTTCTCCAAAGATTAAAGTTGAAAAGCTCCCACCCCTCCCAACCACGTCTGGAAACCATACGTGGTTTGCCGCAGCAAGCGAAATAAAGGACTCGCAAGACACGCTCCACCATCGCCTCATCAGCCGAGTAAAACGACCCACACTGAGCGCGCTCGCCGCAGCGCGTCAGTGGGCACTTGGGTCGCTTTCTGATGAGACCATGCCAGCCTGGGCCACTCTGTCCGGAGCCATCTCGTCCGAGTATGCTGAATGCACTCCTAGTCAACGAAAGATATTCCTATCTGTCGCTGAGGAGATACACCCACAGACTTTTCGGATTTGGCGTCAGAGTGGCCTCCCCCTCCACTGGCCTCAGCACCTCGGTGGCTGGGGACTCCCGGGTGAACCCGAAGCCCCCTCCTCGTTTAGGAAAGCAGCAGCTGTCATGCTCACGCAAGACAATCCAGAGCTACTGCTCACCTTCCAGAGGACCCGGGCCTTGGCTCGGCTCCATGACATACCTAGGAAGATCATCCACCACCTTACGGCGGACGGACAACCTTTCGGGGTAGGGGCCACGGAACGGACTCGAGAAGAGTATGAAGGTGAAGTTCATCAACGGGTGACAACTTACTTTCAGACCCTTGTCGACAAGACAAAGTCCGGACCACCAGTGCGCCTTTCGTCGGTAATCTCTCAGACGAAGGGCCTTGTCGAGCAACTTGCATCCCAGTGGGGTTCTGGGAAGCCAATGAATGCAAAGAAAGCCGTAGCTCTCAGTGAATCCAAACTGCTCCAAGCTAAGCAGGTCATTGTGAGGCGGGACCTCGACAGTGCACTACGTAGCCAAGGCGTCTTCGACATCCTCGCCCAAACGTCCCGTGATGGACTTCCGCCGGAACAACGCTTGAGTCTGTTCATTCGAACAAAAACACTACAAGCGCCGGCAACGGATAGCCAACACGGAACGAATGCTAGTACGGCCCGGGTTCGTTCCGAGATTCTGAAGCAACTTGGCCAGTTGCAACTCGGACCAGACCGTTCTAGCACTGTTGAGACTCCAACATATGCCTGGGGGAAATCCCGCAAAGATGCTGCTAGACAACATCTATGTAGGACCCTCCTGCAGCAATCCTCTACGATTCCAGATCTCGAAGAGGGGGTGAGACAACTCGTTGTAAGCACAACCGATCCCGAAAGACCGGTATGCCGCGACGAAGTTGGTAGATTCTCATCCGGCTGCACAACCGAAGAACGTCGGGAGTGGGACTTCTACAGGACCACTCGGAACTCAGATAAGAGTTCCTCCCTTTGGCAAGGGACCTAGGTTGGTTGAGGCATATGTCGGGTTCCACACATCAGGGGCACGCCC